TTGGAAGCCGGTGGTAGAGATGATGAGAGCAATTGGCTGGTTGCTCATAGGAAGTGCCATAGGGTTCATACTAGCACTGTCGACATGCCTATGATTGCTAAGGTGAAAAGAATTCACCAGAACCATATAGGCGCATCAAAATCAAAATCTCCACTGCCAGGTGGTCGTTTTTCAAAGTGGAAAAAACGCATGGATGGAACAGTGGTTTTACGTAACAAAGGTGGGGATGCATGCGATTCTTAGTCACAATGAATATGCCAAGTGCGAGTGGCATGGACACCCATCAGATGACACTGGAACACCCAGTCAAATCTCAGGAAGAGCTATGTGCTCTTTTGAACCGTGTTGAGTTCATCATATTTCGCATGTTTTACAAACGCAAAAACATGAGTGGGGAGATGTGGTGGCAAGATCGAGGCGAAATCATCGTGAATACATCATGGATTGGAAAGGCCCAAGAGTTTATGGACTTTGACTCTGATGAAGACGGCGATGTGCATAAGCGTTCGCATAGCCCGCGTTAATGGATCAGACACTAATCGAAGGAGATATCCATGGACTACTATAGCATCATGAAAAACTCGGCAGAGATCTTCAACAACCGAAACTCAAAGTATGGTGACATGCGTGTTGGAATGGAAAACGTAGCTCAGATCGCGACAATTATCACGGGCATAGCCCTAACAGCGCATGATATTGCCCTAGTGCTTCATGCTGTAAAGCTCTCCCGCCTGGTCTCTGATAGAAAAAACCCTGATCATTATATCGATGGCGTTAACTACATGGCCTTTGCTGGAGAGCTGATTACAGAAGAAGATCCATATGGCATTGAGCAGGCTCTTAAGGCAGCTCCCTACATGTACAGGGCAGATCTGGATGGAGAACCAAAATGACCGAGGATACTGATAGCCGCATGATTGCATTGTGGGAAAAAGGTCTTCCTGCGAGCCAGATTGCCAAAACACTAGGACTTACCCGCAATGCAGTTGCGGGTAAACTTCACCGGTTTAAATTTTCTGGGAAAATAAGCCAACAAAATGCCATTCAACGACTTGACGCAATCAGGTCCAACACCCATCAACTTGAAAAAGAACGTTTGACGATTCTAAATGCGCAATCTAATCCAAAGCTTAGCTTATATAAGATTGAAGACAAGCTAATATCTTTACCTAAGGTTACCACAGATCCCGTCGATGATCCCATCAACATGATGATCTGTGAGGAAGTAACCGCGCCAGTAGGAAAACCGGTAAAGTTTGATAAACTCACAGCAAGGTCATGCCGATTTATAATTAACGACGGCCCACCACAGGACTTCTTGTTTTGCGGCAAGGAGAAAACAGGTAGATCCTACTGCGCTGAGCATTCAAAGCTATGCCATTACACTCTGGCGAGGGCCAATAAAAATGCAGATAACTCTCAGTCTTCCTGAAATGTTGAATGCTGCCAATGTTGGTGTTATCAGGCATTATGCCTCGACAAAGAAGGGGTCCAAGCCAACTGAAGGCTTTACAGAAGACAATGGCCTTGCGATCAACATTCACATTGAAGGAGCAATGGGCGAAATCTGCGTTGCCAGGGCCTTGGGGATGCACTTTGAAGGTAGCGTCAACACTTATGGCAAGGCAGACTTAGGCAATGACATAGGCGTCCGAGCAGCTCGCAAAGAGCACTACGGATTGCTCATCTACAAGAAAGACAACCCAAACCACTACTACTATCTTGTCAAAGGGTCTGCCCCAAACTATCGGGTTTGCGGGTGGATCAAAGGAAGCGATGCTATGCAAGATAGGTATCTGACAGATCGAGTTTCACAAACGATCTCGATGTGGCGCATTCCTGAAAGCGATTTAAATCCAATGACAATGGAACCACCGAGGAACTGAAAATGATGATGCAACTAAACCCTGTAATACCAGTCGTAACCCCCAAGGGGAAAGCCGTAGCTAACATGGTGATCGACTATGGTGCAGAGCATGATCTCATCTGGGTTTGTTTTCAACAAGATGGCGAAATCTGGTGCTGGAAAAACCAAGACGTACGAGCTGAAAGAAACATAACTTTTGGGCGCGACCCGCAAAATAGCGATTGACGATTCCGCGCCATATGAGACACTTACTGAGTCAAGGAATGGTTCTTGGCTTATATGCGGCGATAGTCGTGCGTCTGCTGCCTACAAGCCCAGCTCTGTAAATTGTCGAAACGCTTACTTTCCCCAGCTAATTTGGTTTAGCTGGGGTTTTTTTACTTCAATTCCAAAGCAGCAAGACGTGCTTCAAAAGCAGCGTTGGCGGCTTCAAGCATGTCGTTCTTGGCGGAAAGTTCTTGGCAAGCGGCGACGAGGTGGACCACTATCTTGCTGTAGTCTACACCCTGCGACTTGATGGAACCGTCTTCGTTGACGGCATCCTTTTTGCCTGTGACGGCATGGGGGATGACGTTTTGAATTTCATGAGCAATAAAACCTTCGCCAGAAGACCCATCAATCTTCCAATCATATGTGACCGGCTTCAACGCACCAATGGTTGTTAACCCACCACTCAACGGCGCAACATTTTCCTTCATCCGGTAATCAGATGAAGTGTTATATGAAACAGAAGAAGTTGCTTGGCTTATGAAACCAGCCGTTGCTCCAGAGCTATTTTGAAATACAACTGGAGAACCCGCATATGTCTCTGAGGTTGAGCGTGTAATAAGGCAGCCCTGCGATGCGCTGACCCAAGAAAAAGTAGCGCGCCCTGCTTGTGTCGTCGTCCCCACCAGCAAATTGCCGCTGGTGTCGATGCGCATGGCTTCGGTGGAATTATAGGTAAATGTTAAGTTGTTTGTGTTATTTTGCAGAACCCATTGGTTATTATTTGTTGACTCAAAAAGTTGAATTGTATTTCCGCCAGTTACCGCAAACCCCGTTGTGGCGCGAACCTTTCCGGTGATGTCGAGTTTGTAGGAGGCATTAGGCGAAGTCGTGCCAATCCCAACATTCTGCGACGTATCAATCGTCATCGCAGTTGTGCCAGCCGACTGAATGGTGAGAGCGGTTGCTGCACCCGCGTTGATGGTGTTAGCTATGAGTGTACCAGTCATTATTTAGCCTCCAACGCAGCGAGACGAGCTTCAAGCGCGTCGTTCTTGGCGGAAAGTTCTTGGATGGCTTTGAGCAGTATCACTGGCAAAACGCTACCCTTTAAGGTTTTATATGCGATACCGTCTTCAGATGGGAAAAGAGCATCTTGCACAAGGCCCGGAAAGATGCCTTCAACCTCCTGCGCAATCAAGCCTAGTTCAGTAGGCGAACTATCGTCATTTACAGCCCATTGATATTTGACAACACGAAGCTTGCAAATGTCATCTAAATATCCATCACGAGTGGTCGTGATGTTCTTTTTGAGACGCTCATCTGACGAGTAGCTTGTCGTACCATTGCCAAGCAAGTACCAGCTAGAAGCACCTGTAGTACCAGCAAAATGATATGACCCAGCGTTATTAGCTGTTGACCCAAGTGTAGCAGAAAATGCACCTTGGTTGCCAGAACCCGTTGTATTATTAGCAAATATGATTGCACTTGTTCCAGATGCTGCGGCAACTACTAATTTAGCAGAACCCGCCGTCGTCCCCACCAGCAAATTGCCGCTGGTGTCGATGCGCATACGCTCGCCATTGACTGTATCAAAAACATACCCACTTGCCGGAGCTTGGCTACCGTAAAAATGCAGCAACCCATCCGAGGTGTTTCTTCCGATGTCATAATAGTTTGAAGTGTCACCCATTCTAAATTGATAGTCTGTTGAAAGCTGCTCAATATCCAACCGACGTTGCGGCGATGTCGTCCCAATGCCGACGTTCTGCGTCGTTCCAATCGTCATCGCAGTCGTGCCAGCCGACTGGATGGTGAGCGCCGTTGCGGCGGGACTGGTGACAGTCGTAGCCGTCACGGTGCCGGTAAATGTGGGGCTAGCAGTCAAGGCCACTGTCCCGGTCGATGCGGGGAGCGTGATCGTATTCGTCCCCGCCACAGCCGTAGGGGTGATCGTGATGCTCCCAGAGGTTGCCCCCCTAAGTGTTAAGTCACCCATCAAACGATACTCCAAGTTGAACCAGTGGGCACAGTCACCGTTACGCCAGAGTTTATCGTCACAGGGCCAAACGTGCCAGCATTTTTGCCCGTGGGGATAGTATAACTCGATGTGATGATGATGTCATTAAGGTAGAATGCACGATTTGTCCCGCCGCCGGTGGGTACGTCCGTGTTTGTGGGCTGATAGCAGTTTGTTCCGTCGCAAACAACAGTCGAAATAACCCCATTCGTTACGGCCACAGAGGAGCCGCCACCAGCCGAGACTATGATAACTGAATACCCACCAGTCGTCAGGTTTTTGACGATCCATTGGCCACCAACCCCAGAGGGAATTGTATACGTTACATCTGCGGAAATCGAGCCGGTCACGTTCAGGATCAGGGGCTGGTACTGGGCCGCAGTCAGCGTCACCGAGCCAGCAGTAGCGTTCAGGCTCGTCGTCCCGCCCAAGGCGTTGTCGATGATGGTCAAGTCTGCGTTAACCGGGACGTTCCATGTGTTGACGTACTCCCCGTTGGCGGGGAGAATCATATCCTTGTTAACTGACTGCGTTGACATGGATCAGCCCTCAAGGTTACGGTTAGCGATCTCAAGCGCCTGCGCGACATGATTGTCGTGGACACCGAGAAGGCTTTCAGTCTGATTGTTGATGTTCTTCCTGGCGCGGTCAACCATAGTTACCAGCTTATCTGAGACACGGCCACCTGATTTGCGCTGCTGTCGGTCAAGCTCGCCCTGCATTCTCTGAGTTGATCCCTGAAGCGCCCGCCTGGTCATGTCCGCCGTTGGAGCAGCCGCACCCATGGCTTGGACAGGTTTTGATCCGGCTAGTTCTCCTGCGCCATAAGATATCTTTTTGACGGTTTCCGGTGTCAGCATTCTTTGGCCAGCTATCAACAAAGCCGCGCCAGCAGTATGCCCAGGGATACCAGAGAAAAATGAAGATCCAAAATGCGCCAATTGAGCTGGCGTCAAAGAGTTTACCCAGTTGAATGGCTTACCAGCGGCTTCGTGCATTGCAGCGCCAGCGATCTTGTAAGTCAGCGTTGGATCATACTCAGCAAGCTGTAGGATAAACTTATTTTTGCTAAGATCATTCTGGGCCTTGATGAGTTTAATCATCTCAGCACTGGCATTTGCGCCTTCTCTGGTGCCAAGAGTACTTTTGATAGTCCCCATAGTATCTAAAAGTCGTTCATAGTCACGCATAAGTTTAGTATATTGGGGAGCTGCATCGCCAATTGCGCCCGTGACGCCTGCATATACATTTTTCATGGCGTTTTCAGCCATTCTATTTGGTGCTTGACCCTGTTCAGCGTAAAGCTCACGCTTAAACTGATCAAGCCCACCAACAGTTTTTTCAAATGAACCTGGCGGCTTTGCCTCCATTACGCGCAAATCATTTTCAAGCAAATCTAAAGCCTGATGCGCTTTTAAGCCATTAACACGCGCACTTTCAACAGGCCCAATTTTCCCTCTGGCCTCTTCAATGGACTTGTAAATCTTATCGAATGGAACCTCTTGTTGAAGTTCCAAGATTCCTTCTTTTGTCGCACCCCATTTAGCCATCTCCGCATCACGCAGACTTTTTACTGCTTGGCTCATGTCTTGAGACAGGTCTACGGCGTTCTTTTGTCCAGTAGCAAATGTGTTGAAGGCATCCTTGATCGCGGGATCAGTAACTTTGCCCGCCTGGTATGCTTGCTCAATTGCTACTGGAGAAATGCCAGATGCTTCAGCCGCCGTCTTTTTTGCGAGAGGCGATACGATATTTTCACCAGCAAACTTACCGGCAGATATAACTGTAGACACAGGGTCCATAAGCGTGGCAACAGCGCCAGTTCCTTTGCCAAGCGCAGATAGCGCTTTCCCTGTTTTGCTAGCAGCTCCTGCAAGTTGCGCACCTTTAGCTAACCCAGAAGCACCGCCAGTAACGGGGATAGCAGCAGTAGACAGCACGCTAAATGGATCAGTAGCTATTGCCTTCTTGAACCCAGCAATAGAAGTATATGGCTCAAACATGGCATTAAGAACAGCTTCGTCCTCTGCCTTCTTGGCGGGGTCCTGAACTGCACCAAACGCACCGCGAGCCTTTGATGCAATGCCTTGTCCAAGCTGCTTCAGACCCTCGCCAGTTTCCTGATAGTTGTAGATAGCCTCAGGGATAGCCTTTATAGCTCCCCAAGCGCTCGCAGGAGCCGCAGAGAGAGCCCTAGAGGCCACCTCAGATGCGGGCATCTTCTCCCAATCAGCCTCTGTTGGCTCAGACTTAGTGCCGAACGTAAGAGGCATGGGCGCACCTGGCTCAGATGCCACTTTCCTTTCTGGCGCGGGCTTAGCTCCAAAAGTAAGCGGCTCAGGTGCGCCCGTGTCTACCTCAGAACTTTGATCCGGAAGCGGCATAGTTATCTCCCCAGCACAAGAGCGGCGGAACCTCTGCTATGCTCTCTTTCAAAATTCTGAATAGTTGTCCGAGTTTCATTCGGATATTTTTCACCATTCTTACGAACAAATTCAACAAGCCTGTTTTTTTCATCCGCCGGGATGGTATTCAAGATAGCTCTTTTAGCATACATTTCCGGTGGATTTGCATGATCAAAAGCTTCTTGCGCTCCATCCAAATGCTGGAATTTACTCAAATAATCACGGAAAAATCTAGCGCGATCATTTGAATATTCAGCATTTTGCTTTAATCCACTTGAAACAAGCTCGAACCCTCTTTTGCTCATTTCAATGCCGGGGCTATTTTTGACTGCTTGGGAAACTATGTACCCAGGCTCTCTAGTCCCGATGGAGTTGGCTAGGGTAGCGCCGAGGCTAAAGGTCCCCTTGTTGATAGCCTCAACCGCACCAGCTGAATTGCGATCAATTGGTTCTGCTCCAATTGCTCTCAGAGCAGCGTTAGCCTTGTCAATCAACGCATAACGCTGCGTTGCCCCAGCACCAGGGGCAAGAAGCCCAGCCTCAGGAAGACTATTGTACTCTTGAATAATTGACTGCAGTTGAACCATTGCTGGACCGGTGTTTCGGGCTTTCGCCTCCAACTCTCCAACTGCCGCCTTGCCAGATTCATATGCGCCCTTCGCGGCATCTGTCATCCCGCCAGTGCTTGGATCTCTCATGGTTATATTCGCCTGATTGGCGGGAATATAGTTTTTAGGAACAGACGTCGTGGGTGTCCACGATGTCGCGTCTACCGGCTTCTGGATTATTTGCGTGATATCACTCGTTTTTGCAGCAGGCGCTACAGGAACCGCCGGAACTGCACCCGGCTTTGCTCCAGGCGTTCCAGCAGGAGCTGAGCCGCTCTTCTGTATTTCCTCAACCAACTTCTCATTGCCTGGAAGCGGCTTGCCATCTGCGTCAGTAACCGGGGTCATTCCGGCATATGGATTTTCCTTGTCGATGACAACAAGGCCAACACCCGGTTGCCATGTCGGGACAAGCATTCCAGCCCTAAGCGAGCGGGTCATCATGTCAGTACGGCTGACATTGGCAAGTTCAAGCTTGGTCGCAGCTTCAGTCTTAGGAATATCAGCAGCCATTTTACGTTGGCTTTGATATGCCCCGACACCACCCATGATGCCTTCACCAAGAGCCTGGCCAAGGTTGCGCTTATCAGATGCCAACATAGAGCCAAGGAAGCCCAAAGCGGGGACAATGAAGCCTTCAGAGGTGACGACATCACCAATGCTTTTCTTTCCCTCCGCGCCAGAAGGAGCAGCGCCACGAGCGCTAGCGACAGCATCCCCAATCGACATAGGAGGACGAGGAACTGTTAAAGCTGCTGCATACTTGCCTTCGGGGTCAATAAGAGATGCTTCTTCTGCGCGACGGCGTGCATTAACACCTTCGTTGTGCATACCCAGAGCGTTGACAGCAGCGCCAATCGAAGCCTTATCTCCAGATTGCACTGCCTCGGCAACCGACTTAGGAAGACGCCCATAATTATAAGTGACAGAAGTTAACGCAGCCTGTGAATTCGGATCAAGCTTGTTCCAAGCTTCTTCTCCAACAGTACCTTTGATATGACCCTGATACTCAGCCGCACGGCGCGCAAGATCGCGTTTAGCGTCTTCCACGGAAACGCGAGTATCTTCATTTACCCGGCGAACTGTTCCATCGGGAAGAGTTACAGTGTCAGAACCAAATCCTGTACGCAGAGCATTAACATCGTAGTACGGACGATCACGGAAACCCTCAAACTTGGAAATAAGCCCAAGGGTTGGATCTTGATCTAAGGATGGTGTTTTAGGCTTCTCAAGCACAAGCCCAGCTTCTTGGGCATTGGGAGACGGCATATCTGCTTCAGGAGAGTAGTCAGCGGGGACGTCAGTCGCGCCTTGAAGAGCGTACCCTTGGCGCGGAACCAAACCGCCTTCACTGAAGGGAAGCAAGCTGCCAAGGGCGCTACCAGCCATAGAGCCAAGCGGGCCAAAAGCAGATCCAATCACAGAGCCCGCCATTTTTCCAAGGCCAAGGCCAGAACTTCCGCCACCACCACCAGAGGTTTGCATCTGCGCAGGCTTCAGTAACTCATGCTTCTGAGACCCAGCCTTGAGGACGCCCTCCATCGGGTCTTTGCTGCCCATGACATCACTGGGATCATAAGGAACAGCTTCGTCCCCCTGGCTATCATCACCGCCACCATCCGCATATGCGTGGCGCGGAACAATGAGACCGCCTTCTGCTTTAAACATATCTCCAAAGAAATCTTTGCCCTTGGAGAAGATATTTTCACCGCTTAGCTTACCCTGGCCGCCAATAAGTCCAGCGGACCCTGTAGGGTCATCCTTTGTTGGCGCGGAGCCCATCAAGCCAGCTTTGCCCATGCTGTACGTTCCAGCAATGTCTTTGCCAGTCTGCATAGCAGTAGACAGTCCAGACGGGCGCTGCGCAGGCATCGACATCTTCGCAGCCTCAATGGGCTTAGGAACCGGGATGCTAGCTGCCGGGACAATTCCAGTAGCCCCCACAGGCCCACCTATAGGCTGCGCGCCGCCATACATGCCGAGAGCCTGCTTGTTAGCCGCAATGATATTGGCCCAATCGTTCGAATCAACCAGACCGCCGCCGACATATCCGCCGCGCTCAAAGTTCTCACCCGCCGTGTCTGAAGTGACCGCGCCACCCATAGAGCTAGGATCAAAGCCATCAGGGACCAGACCGCCACCCATGTCTTTGTGGGTGCGTTCAGCATCCTCAGTAGCCTTCTTGTAGTCCACGGTCTTGTAGCCACCCATCAGGCCAACAGCATCGGGATGCTTTTTCTCAACATCCTGAGCCATCAAACCGATTTGAGTGCGGTCATCGCCATTATACTTGTAGCTGTAAATAGGTTGACCATCATGGGTCTCGCCAATCTCCTTAACGTCATTTTTCAGACGCTTATCAGAGAAGAACCCACCCGGTGATGTTTGAGTGCCAGAGGTGGTTGAGCCAGAAAGCGCGCCAGTGCCCATGGCAATATTGGCCAAGAACTGAGCCACTTGGAATGGGTAGCCACGCTCTTGCAGGAACTGCTGATACTGAGCCGTGTCCTGAGCCTGCTGGGTCTGCTGACCAACCTGGCCCGCAGCCAACTGAGCCTGCGCACCTTGCAATGCAGCCGCCTGCGCTCCAGTGCCCAATCCAGCAAGTTGCTGGGCAGTTCCAGCACCCATCGTGTAGCCTTGTTGACCAAGAGCCCCAAGTTGCTGAGCTGTCTGAGCGCCTTGAGCATATTGTTGCTGCCCAAGGCCCTGGAATGCTTGGCCGACACCAAGGGCCTGGCCATAAAGCCCTTGACCAAGTCCCTGCATTTGCTGCGCAGCACCAAGCTGTTGAGCGTAACCTTGTTGGCCAAGCGCTCCCAATTGCTGCGCAGCACCAAGCTGTTGAGCGTAACCTTGTTGGCCAAGACCAGCTAACTGTTGACCAGCTTGCTGAATTGCAGCGCGATTTGCTTGCGCAGCACCAAGCCCAACACCTTGTTGCTGCTGGGCAGTTTGCAGCGCCTGCTGGTACCCTTGTTGATAAAGAGGCGCGATAGCTTGAGCCTGAGCTAATTCCTGTTGGCCACGCAATGTCTGCCGTTGCAGCCCAGCGCGTTCGCCACCAAAAGCTCCAGCGCGAACGGCTTCAGCCTGCTGCTGAGCAAGTTGCTGGCCCTGTTGTTGACCCATTGCAGCTTGCGTGGCACCAACTACGCTACCAACATATGGGTTCATATAACGGCCAGTTTGCAATCTACCCGGATCAATCCCCTGCGCCCCGGCAAGCGCTGCCATGGTTGCAGCTTGTTGATAAGGCTGCGCGCCTGCAACGGCCTGCTGTACACCTTGAGTGGCTGCCTGTTGATAAGGCTGCGCGCCTGCAAGAGCTTGTTGAGTCCCCTGTGTAGCCGCCTGATAATATGGCCTTGCAACCCCCGCCGCCTGTCCATACTGTTGCCCAGCAGCAGCGCCTAGCGCCTGGCCTGTCTGTTGCGCAGATTGGAGCTGCCCAGTGGCCTGATCTATATAGTTAGCGCCACCCTGCTGGGCTCCCATAAGGTTCTGCGCAGCCGCGCCATAATAGGGCTGTGCTTGCCCTGCGGCAGCATTGGTAGCGTTTGTTCCCGCTACCTGAGTCGGAGTTAACCCAGCAACAAACTCACCGCCATACTGTTGAAATGGTTGTTGAGCGACATCTTCAGCGCGAGCATTAACAGAATTGTACCGCGCCAAAACTTCCGGCGGGATCGACACTGTTTGGGATGAAGAAGTTGTGCCACCCTTGCCACCACCACCAAAATAGGTATCGATGAAACCCTTAGGAGGCTGCCTAAAGACAAAAATATTGCTCATGTAGCGGCCTCACCTCGAAAACCTGTACGTGCATTATACAGGAAAAACGCACCACTTGGCTTGCCAAATTGGCGCTCATATAAGCGCACCTTAGCCTCAGTCCGATGGTTTGACAAAACACCAATCATTAGAGGCACTTCCAAGGTATCAGCAGCCCTTTTCGAAAACTCACAAAGGCGACGGGCTCGACCACCCTTGGCATTCCGGAAGTCTGGATGAATGAAAATAGCTCGTTCTTCCAGTACATTTGCGTCAGAGTACCACATCGGCCCCACTCTGAGAAGGATTGCACCCTCAAGTTGGCCCCCACCATCTTGAATAATACCAACTAAACCATGGTCTAGGTTAAGTGCAGGCCAGATTTCGGCCAAAAGCTTCTGCGGGTTAGGATCTACAAACCCATTTTCTTCACAAGCTTGAAGCGCCAACTCCATCATGGGGTGAACATCTTCCGGGCCGCCAATCCTTACACCGATATCTTCTGACATGAACTACCCCCTAGTTCTTTTTCGGCGCAGCTAGACCCTTAAGTGTCTTCACGGTCTTAGCCCGCATCTTCAGCACAAAGTCATCCAACTCTGTATGCCCAGCATTCATATCCCCATTCCCAACATTAATCACTACTTCAGGGGGAATTACATATTCCCCGCCAGCAGCGACAATCGGAACTTTTTGGCCAGCTACCCCCCCGGAGGCAAAAGCCTTGGGAATCCCCCCATACATCTTTGTAATGTCGTTCATGATCTTAAACCCAGCCATGGTATTCCCCTCACCCATAGCCGAGATTATGTCTGCGGGGATTACGTAGGAGCCCGATGGGACATGCATTGGGAGATGATCTGTACGCCCCGCCACAGAACTATGGATTGGGCCAACATGGGGCTTAATGCCCGCGCCTACTGGCGCGGATGGCACCTTCGGCACCTTTGGCACAAGATTACCACCAGCAGCGCGCTTTTTGCGTGATTCGCTCAGAGCGATGGCAATGGCTTGCTTTTGCGGATGACCGGATTTCACAAGTTCACCAATATTGGAACTTACAACGGCCTTGGAGGAACCCTTTTTTAATGGCATGGCATCCTCTTAATTGGGTGTGTAGCCGACACAGAAATTAATTCCGGCATCAGTCTTTAGAACTAGGCCACGGGTATAGGGAAGCTTCACATCTTGATACGGCGTGAAAGATGCCGCGTTGGATGGTAGAGACGCATAGATCAGGTTCGTCGCCGATATGCCGCCAGTGGTTGCAGAATCATAAACGTAAACTTGAGCAGATCCGGCATGAACCGGGATTGACACGCTGAACAGTTTGCCAGACCCAGCAACCACAAGCGTTGTTGTGGAGGCCGCAATGGTTGCGCTGATGGTTGATGGGTACGTGTTACCGGAATTTCCTGCAATGATGACCAAATTATCGGATATGGTTTGAAGGATGCCCCTCAACCCATTGATGGCGACAACGCCGTTTTTCTGGGTAGTAAGAATATCGTCAAGTGATGCTGGCATCAGTTAAAGCCCTGTTCTAGTACTTGCCGTCGGCTTGAATGCGGTAGCGGATATTACCAAGACGCCAAAATGATCCAATATCAGTGCTTTGAATGCGGATCGAGACTAGGCGACCACGGAAACGTGGAGTGATATAAGTCGTTGCCTGTGTCAAGGTATATGGCCCATAAACCAATGGTGTTTGGCCTGCATAGTCAGTTACGTAGAAGGTCAGCAAGACGTTGGCGCTCTGTACCCCGTCAAAATACCCCCACTTCATGTCTGGCCAGACCTGGTCAATGAACATCTTCACATCGGCTTCGTTCAAAACGAAATAGCCAGTTTGAAAATACGCATTCATCGCTATTCCGTCAGCATCCGTAGATGTCTCATGCTGATAGAGATATTGGTTCAGGCCCGCGCCAATAGGAGGGCCAAGCACTGATTCGTTGATCCATGCTGAACGAGACACATATGGGTTATCTGAGTTGTTAAACCCGTAGTCCCATTGATCTAATAGGATGTTGTACTTCACATATCCGTAGTTTTCGCCACCATTCCCCTTAGTAGGGAAATACCAAGTGATTTCACCAAAACGAGAATTGGGGGCGATCCTGATCCGGTCAAGGTTAGTCGTATCCAGATCTTGAAACACAACGTCCCAAATGGGGCACTTGATAGGCTCAACACCACTACCAGCAAGCCGGTAGAATTGACTTTGGCCCATCCAGTAGACAATGCCATTCATCGACCCGGCAGCCTTGCGCCCAATAAGGCCACAGCCAGTCCCAAGCTCATTGAACTGGTACACATATGGAGGGCCAACATATTGCATTGCCCAGATGCCAAGATCGGTCCAAAGCAAGCCCTGCTGCGGCCCTTGGATGCCTTGGACAATCCGAGATCCCTTGGGGATGCGATAGCTGCCCGCCTGATTAGTGATAGTGGCTGTCCAGTCATTGTAATTGTTAACGTCGCACCAGCGGATCTGCATTGGGTCAATGATGCCTGTAAACGTAGTTCCCCAGGCGATGATCTGACGCTGCGGCATAGCAACAAATATACCCCGATTGACGGGTGGTGCTGCGACGATGATGTTAGCAACAGCATTGCCAACAGTTGGGTTCCAAGTGTAAATTGGCCCACTAAGAGGGTTTGCAATTAGAACTTGGCCCCAATTATCTAAAGACCAGTCAATTGCATTGATTGGAACACCGCGATACAAAGCCGGAACATAACCACCATAACCATAGAGGCCATACCCAGCCGAGCCATAGCCAAGACCAGGAGGAGATGGGCCAACACCGTTGTAGTAAACAAAACGCACTTGGCCGCCATTTTCAGAGACAGTTGCAGTTGATGTCGCGATTACTGAACCTGCTATGGTAAAGTTATTTGCATCGGCAATGGAAACAATTGTGTAGTTTCCATATATTGTGATGCCTCCGACAAGAGTAGCAATCAGCACAGGAAATGTATCTCCCGCAACATATCCATGATTGTTTAACAAAACATTTACAGAACTTAATCCACTTGCAGTTGTATATGCGGGCACTGCCCCTGCGTTATTGACCGTCGATGTAGCATTGTCTGCCGCATAGATTGTATATTGATTAACATTCAAACTTGGGTTGCTAACGGCATATTGCCCAAAAAGGACAATTCCGCCAATGCTAACTTGTGTTTGTATATCAACAACATAGTAGCTGTTTGTATTGCGGCCTGGATCAACAACAACAACGGCATTGCTTCCAGAAGTTGTGCTAAAGTTGACCGCTACACTAGTTGCGGTTTTTTCTGGCGTGATGTCCTGGCTGCCACCTGAAATAATAATCCCAAGCGAATTTCCGCCGCCTGTAATCAAACCACCAGAGACATATGATCCGGGCGTTGAGGTCACATAATAGGAGACACTGGTCGAGGTTGCGGCTGTGATTGTAAAGGTGCCGTTGTACCCGCTGGGATCAATGCCGCTGACGGTGATGCTTTTCCCAACTGTAAAAATAAATGTATTGGTGAATGTAAGGGTGGCAGTAGCGCCAATCTTGCCCCCAGTAGTGAACCCGGTAGTAGCATTTGCATAGGAAACAGTGCCGGAACCAGAAGCAGTTACGGTGTAGCTTCCATTATAGCCGCTAGGTGTCATGCCAGAGACGGTGATCGTGCTGCCGACAAGAAACGTGTAGCCACCCGAATAGGTAAGCGTAGCAGTCGTTCCGGTGCCAGACGCACCAGTGACTGTGAGCCCGCCTGAAGTAGTTGAACTAGCTCCGGAAACAACAATTGGGGCTATTCCATCCGCGCCAACAGCGAGATATGAATTGGCGTTTGTATCTTCCCAAGCCCACAGCGCACGAACTGTTGAACCAATCTTATTGGCGTAGAACTTTGTCCACCCGCCAAGCTTCTGGACCAGCCCGCCAAGTGTGCGATCAGGAATAAACCGAATGAGCTGGCTCTGCGAAATTGCAGCCTCATTTAGCGCAGGAGTCTTATTGACATCCACGCCTGGGAGCAATTTCAACGCCTGATGCGGCATGGCTTAACCCCTTGTCGGAGTTGCGAACGTAGACGGAGACTGCGACGACCAGCCTGCGGCTTCAAACTTCTTACGAGCCTCTTCGATGGCCGCACCCTTCAGGAGAGCTTGATATTGGCTCTCATAAGTAACAGCCATCTGGGGGTCATCGTTGGCGCGGCCAAAGTTCCTCTGATAGCCAGAGATGTAGATCATCGAGGCCATAATCATCAGATCCGGCAAATTTTTACTGATGAATGTCTCCAGATTTGTGGAAGACAAACTATTTGGCCTGTACGTTCCAATCAGTTCTACCGTGTAGCCTTGATCAGGATATGGCCCAACCAAAAAGGTATAGTCATCAAAAGGAACCCAATACTGCGGGACACCCCTATTGGTTACCGCGCCAGAGCCATAAACCGCGTCTAGGAATTCTTTTGTGGTTGGAAGAAGCGGGACGCGATCAGCGACATCTGGGTCAGTAGAACCAACTAACACGTTAATCTGCTCCGGCACCACCAGAGTACCATATGGGAACGTATCTGCGTTGACGTTCAGAATACGGCTGCCAGCAGTCAAGCTATATGCAGTAGTCGAACCAGAAGTGAACAGAAAGTCCAAATCGCGATACATGCGCAATTCGGCGTAGACAATCATCTGGGGCAAAATTGTCAAAAACTCAGGATTATCTTCCTGAACAACAGCCATAGTCGCAATTTGGGCAATGTAGCTGGTAGTCCCAGCTACTGAACCGTCATATGACATGGGTGTAGTCATTGCAGAAACTCCAGCATCTTCTCGTTATATCACCTATTTAGCGTTGGCGCACCACCCTTCGCGGCGAGCATTGTTTTGCTTAACCTCAATGATAGTTGCTGTCGTATCCTTAGATGACCAGGATACGTCTCTCCATACGTTACACACAGCGCCATTAATCTCGCTTGTGCCCGTCAGACTTGAGCAGCCCATAAGGGGAGACATCAATAGCATCGCCAGCACGTATCGCATCTTGTGTTCTCCTTAGAGCATCAGCCGTCGCCGCAGCCTCGACCTCTGCAATGGCATCGGACCTAATTTTCATGTAGACGCCGCTTAAGGCCAACGCGACAATGGCGGCAATCGCAAGATAACGACCTATTGGGGTGAAGAGAAGACTAAACACCATGCTCCTCCATGTGCTGTTTGCGGAAGTACCAAATTGCCGCGCCACAAACGATAACCGCCGCCATGATGACGAAGTTTGGATTGTGGAGTAGGCCCATAATCTTATCTGCCGTGTCGGACGCATCCTGGGCCTGCGCTGCTACTTCCTTGGCAACACCTAGACCACCCATTCCGGCGGTCAAAAGAGCTGCATTCCCTTGTTTGCTGCTTGCCATAGAAGGCGCTAGCGGGGGCTCCGGCTCGGTGCGCCCTTCATGCTCATAGACCGTGGGCTCTTCTTTAGACGCACTTGGCACGGGTTTTTCGTCGGCAGTCCACCATGCGCTTTCAGCTTGGCGACGGCGAAGCAATCCGGGCAGTACTTGCATACCCTTACCCGGTATTTTTCCTTTGGTCCATTTCATCAGTTCAGCGGGCACATCGGCAAATTGCGCTGCATTTACTTTTTTTAGCAAAGTAGATGATTTCAACGCGCCAGCGCCAGCATTGTAGCAAAAGTCCACTAGCACATCAAATTCATGTTGGGTAAGCGGCTGCTTGACCATATTGTGTACTTCAGTTTCGTACTTGACAAGATCGCGGCTCAAAATGTCGTTTGCTTGCTGCTGGGTAATTGTCATGCCTTCTGTGACATTAGGGGCGCCAGCAGCAGAAGTATGGCCATAACCAATCGTCAAAATGCCAGCTGGGCACCGGTACGCCTTCAACTTGCACCCTTCAAACTGCTTGAGAAGAGCATTAATTCCTTCTTGGCTCATTTGCATGGCGCAACTCCTAGTGGTTAATGAGGCTAACAGCGACAAGAACACAGCAGATCAAAGTAACAATGACTGCTAAAAATGCTGAAGCCCAGACCATGACATTATGCATCAGTTCCTCTTGTGCTTTTTCTGCATCAAGGGCATCAACTTTCTGTTGTTTTTTAATTTGAGTAGTGGCGGCTAAAACTTGATCCCAGGCGGCAATGCCAAACTCTCCAATGAAGTGATTCTTCAAATCTTCCATCATTGATTCGGCTTCAGCTTTTGCGGCATATGCTTCCATTGCAATCTGCTGTGCCGACTTGCCGCTCATTAAGCTACCCTTAGGCTCTGCGGCGGCGCGGGTAATCGCAGCTACGCTTTCAAATAATGAACCAAGATCCGCAGCCATGCCTTGCAGCTCTTTGCCAACGGAAATGCCAGCCTTCAAGGCTTCATAACTAACTTTAGCTGCGGCTAGGAGCGTAAGAGGGTCCATTACTTGTCTGCCTTTCTTTTTTCAAGGCTGTCTACTTTATCAAATATTTGTCGGCACAAATCTTTAATTTCTTTTAATGATTCTAAAAATTCTTCACGTTTTACGTAGTTAGTTGGTAAATCAACTTCGACTTGATGGAGATCTCTCTTAAGATTTTCGACAGCATCCCACAATTGGCGGGCAAGCCATCCAACAAGAGCCAAGACAAGCCCTAACACGAAATTGATTAAGGTTTGAGTGTCCACCGGATCATGCGACTTTCTCCCCCTTACTGAAGATAGCCTCTTGAATATACAGCAAGTTCGCCTTTAAGCGACCATCATCTGGCGATTTTTCGCAAGCCAAAGCTGCCTGTTCAAGCGACTTAGACAGCAGTCCAAGATGGTATGCCGAAATGCTAGCAAGATCATGTGGCTGGTCTCCCCAAACTACCGGATCACATGTGTATACCAAAGCCCTATCCGTGATTCGCAACGCTCTTATGGCATATGCAAAACATTCTTCCCATCTACATTGACGATACATGAGCATAGCTAATTCGCACCATGGCTCGCGAGTATTAGGTGCCTCAGACGCAGCCATTTGAAATGCTTTCTCCGCGCCAGAAGGATCGCCAATCTCGTTGTAGCAGCGACCCATAACTCGATATGCATAGCAGCGTTCGTTCATCCACGTGGCGCGGGGCAATGCTAGATAGCTCTTGCAAGCATCAATAGATTCTTGCCACCTAGCATTGAAGCTAAGCTCACGTGCATAATAGAAAGCGTTCCTGGGGCACTGTGGATCTTCTTTTACGGAAAGCTCCAATAGATCCATGTACTGTCCCCGGCTTTTCGTGGGGTCTGGTTTATGGACCGCGATGAGGAAGTCGGTCTGCGCCCAGACTTCTTCAATGCGTCCATCAGGTACAGGATATTCGTGGCATGGGTGGTGCCAATGGTATCCGTTTCGGGCGTGGATCTTCTCATAGTAGAAGCTGATGCCGCATCCCCAGTCAAACATGTAACGGAGGCGGGTAGTCTCTCCCTTGATCCAGACACGTTCTATCTCCTCGCGCCATCCCGGCTGAAGCACCTCATCGATGTCCAAGCTAATGCAGACATCCATATCTCGCGGAACCAGCGCCAAAGCAGCATTGCGCGCCAGATCAAATCGCCAAGGAGATATGCCAATAT